TTGCTCACAAGCTTGGAGGCTTAACTCTTGACGAAGGCAATTTACTCCGAAAGGTACTGACAAAAAAGGGTACCGGCAAGGGCGGTATTAAAACTAAACTCCGAGTTAAGTTTGTTGATGGATGTGTAGCGAATGGAATTGATAAGGATGAAGCAATTAGTCTATGGAACAGATTCGAATACTTCTCAGGCTATGGCTTTAACAAGTCGCATGCTGTTTCTTATAGTATGATTTCTTATCAATGTGCTTGGCTCTGGACTTATTATCCTGCTGAGTGGATGGCCGCTTTTTTGGACAAAGAGCCCGAAATCAGAAAGGAAAAGGCTATTAATATTGCCAAACGTTATAACTTTAAGATTGAGCCGCTCGATATTAACAAATCGGGCGTTGTGTGGGAAATTAGCGAAGACGGGAAGACTCTCATTCAGCCTCTAACTTCAATTAAGGGGCTTGGTATCGCTGCCATGGAACAGATTCTAAATAATCGTCCGTTTACAAATGCAGAAGATTTGCTTTTTCGCGAAGAAGTAGTTTATGGCAAACTTAATAAGAAATCTCTTGATGCTTTATGTCGCGCCGGCGCTCTTGATAATCTTGTAGATAATCGCTTTACCGGTCGTAAACATTTTTGGTCTGCTTGTATTGTAGATCGCCCAAAGAGTCTTAAGAAGTTGGGTGAGAATATTGAACTTTTCGAGCCAGAAGGTGATTTTACCGAAGAAGAGATTATTCAGTTTAAGACAGATTTAACTGGCGTATTTCCAATTAATCTAGTGGTTAATGCTGAACTGGCCGAGAGACTACGAGAAAAATACATTCCACCAATTTCTGAGTTTGATCCGCTATTAACTATTTGTTGGTTTATTCCTCGCAAAATTAACGAGAGAAAAACTAAAAATGGCAAGTTATATTGGGTGGTAGAAGTTATTGACAATAATAACCAACTTACTAAGATTAGATGTTGGGGTGTAAAGCCAGAGAAGGATCGTATTTTGCTAAACAGACCTTACATGGCGCGCCTGAAATATGACGAGCAATGGGGTTTTTCGACTTATGCGATTGGTAGAACATTTAAACTATTAGGATAAGTTATGAATATTATTAAGTATTTTAGCCCGCTTTTAAAAGAGAAAGAATTTATAGATGGGCTACCTGTTGTTATTAGGGTGAGAAAGTTTGACGAGGCTGCAGCCAAAGAATTTAGCGAACAAATGAGCAAAGCACAGAACACAGGACAGCCTATTGTTCCTGTCATTATTGATAGTTATGGTGGTCAAGTCTATAGTCTTATGTCGATGATATCAGATATTAAGCACTCAAAAATTCCTGTGGCTACTATGATTCAGGGCAAAGCAATGTCCTGCGGAGCTATTCTCTTTAGCTTTGGAACCGAAGGGCGCCGCTACATGGATTCTGATGCAACACTTATGATTCATGATGTCAGCAGTTCTGGCTGGGGAAAAATTGAAGAGATTAAGGCAGACGTTAAAGAAGCCGAGAGATTAAATAAAAAGATTTTTAGAATGATGGCCAAGAATTGCGGCCAAGAAGAAGATTATTTTTTGGATATAATCCACGATAAGGGACATGCTGATTGGTATCTTGATTATAAAGAGGCAAAGCGCCACAAGATAGCAAATCATGACCATATTCCTACGATGAAAATAACTGCAAATGTTAAATTCGAGATAGAGTAAATTACTAGAGGTGAAAATTGATTACTGATATCGTTATTGGACTACAACACGGAGATGAGGGAAAGGGAAAAGTAACTCATCATCTTTTAAAGAGCGGCGAATACACACATTGTATTAGATTTAATGGCGGCTGCAACGCCGGCCATACAATTTATCACAAAGGACAGAAATTCGTAACTCACCACATACCGGCCGGAGTATTTTTTGGTGTGAAATCAATCATTGGTCCTGGCTGTGTATTAAATGTTAATAAACTTCTTAAGGAAATGTATGAACTTACAGAAGCTGGTATAAATATTGCAAGAACGCTTAAGATCGCTCATAATACACACATTATTACTGATGAACATGTTAATGAAGATAGTAAAGATGAGACTATTGGCACAACAAAGTCAGGTAATGGTCCTGCTTATCGCGACAAATACGCTCGTTGTGGTGTTAGGGCTTCTGAGGTAAAATTTCTAAAACCTTTTTTGGTAGATATGTATGAAGAATTACACAACCAAAAAGAAGAGCCAGTAATATTAATGGAAGGAGCGCAAGGCTTTTGGCTTGACCCGGATTGGGGAGATTATCCTTATGTTACTTCAAGCCATTGTGGCGCCGCTGCAGCATTTTTGAATGGCATAGACCCTCGTTCACTTCGGAACATTTGGGGAGTTGCCAAGATTTATGAAACTTATGTTGGAAAGAAAGCTTTTCAGCCACCTAACGATATCTTCAACAAGATCCAAGAGGTTGGCGACGAATTTGGAGCCACCACAGGACGAGTTCGGCAATGTAACTGGCTTGATTTTAAGAAATTAGAACAATCGATTAAGATGAATGGCGTTAATAAACTTATTTTTAATAAAATGGATATTTTGCGTGATGTTAAGCATTGGGCTATTACTAATCCATCTTTAATTTTCTATAGAGAAGAAGAAATGACAAACTTTCTGACAGAGAATCTACCAAACTCAATCGAAAACTATTATTTTTCGGATTCACCAAAATTTGTTTGACAGGTGACCTAAAATTTGTTATAGTATTAATACAAGGAGGGCTTAATGGCCAGCACATATGAAGAGAAGAAGCGTTACGTGAAGGAATATATCCGTTCACTTAATGCAATTGAAGACGCAATGGAACCTTTTAAGGACCAGAAGCGCGATCTGCGAAAGGAATTCCGTGATAACGGGTGGTTGAACACCGACGAGATTCGAGCCGCAGTAAAAGCTTACCGACTTTTTAAGGGTAAGTATAACATCGATGAGGTTGTAGAAAATTACCGTCTATTGATAGGTGAAGAGGAAACCGAGTGATTTTAGAATACTCAAAAGTGCGTTACAATGCACGAACTCCGGAGCGAGCAAATCCTTCGGATGCTGGGCTAGATGTTTTCTTTTGTCCACCAGAAGATCAGGTTGCTGGTACTAGTATTAGTCCGGGCCAATCTGTAATTCTTAGCACTGGACTTAAGTTTGGTGTTCCGCATGGCTACATGCTGGAAGTAAAGAACCGTTCTGGTAACGCAGCTAAAATGCATTTGCTTGTAGGAGCATGCGTGATTGATTCAGGATACGATGGAGAGGTTTTTGTAAACCTTCATAACATTGGTAAGGAGCCGCAATTCATTCCGGCTGGAATGAAGATTGCTCAAGTAGTTTTAATTCCGGTGGTGCATTTCCGTGCATCCGAAACAACAGAGAACTCATTATATAACTATCCGATGACGATTAGTAATCGTGGTGATGGAGCCTTGGGGAGCACAGATGGACGCTAATACAAAGGTAATAATGTTCGCTAGCAGAACAAGTGAATGGGAAACACCACAAGATTTTTTTGACAAGTTGAATTGGAGATTTGGACCTTTTACTTTAGATCCTTGCGCTAGTCCCTTCAATAATAAATGTAAACATTTCTTTACTGAAGACGATGATGGCTTGTTGGAAGATTGGAAAGGACATACAGTATTTGCAAATCCGCCGTATGGCAGAGGAATTGGCGAATGGCTCAAAAAAGGCTACGAAGAAGCTCAAGATCCGGACACAACAGTTGTAATGTTAATTCCTGCAAGAACAGATACGAGATATTGGCATGATTACGTGATGAAAGCTGAAATGGTCTTTTTTGTAAAAGGTCGCCTTAAGTTTGGCGATAGCGAGAATAGCGCTCCGTTCCCGTCAGCAGTTGTAGTGTTTAGAAAGGTCGCAGATCGCGCCGCCAATCCTAAAATGGACACCTTAAGCCGATGAATAGAAAGCAACGACGAACAGCCGAGAAAAAACGGCAAAAAAACGATCCAGAGCAATTAATGGCTGATAAAGTTCATCTTTTCGGAAGCTTGCCGAATGAATGCAATGCATGTCAAAAACCGTTTGATAGAAAAGATAAGGAAATGGCGTTTTCATGGAGTGTCGTTGTTAACGGAGAAAAGGTAAGATTATTTTGTTCCGAATGTGTTGGTAAGACTAAAAAAGCAATCGAGATTGTGGAATCCAACAGAAGAGAACTAACACCTACGCAAACTCATGATCTGTTCGATAATCAAGCAGATGCTTCGGAAGAGAATGTAGGTGATTAAAAATAAGATATGGAGAAAACATTGGTTAGTAGATTAAGCAAGGGCGCTTTACAAAAGCTTCTATCTGGAAAAGTCAAACAACCGGCTAATGTAATTGTTAAATTTTACAGCAATAATTGCAAGTATTGCCATGAACTTAAAAAAGATTTTGAGCAAATTGCCGCCAATGATGAAAGTGAGCGATTATTTTTTGCCTTTAATATAGGCGACTATCCCTCTATTCAGGATATTTTAAATTTTCGAGGCGTTCCTACAATTTGCGCTATGAAAGTTGGAGATTCGAAACCTAGAATTAAAGTCATGCCCGAGCCCGATAAGCCAAATAAAGATACGTGGTATAGCGCGCCAGAGATTAAATTGTTTATAGAAGCGGAACAATAAAATGCTTCGAAATTGTTTATCATATGATGATGTTTTGTTGGTTCCGCAATATTCCGAGATAGCGTCTAGAAGTGATGTTGACATATCAACAGATTTAGGCCGCGGCGTTAAACTTTTTCTTCCGGTCATAGCTTCTCCAATGGATACGATTTCAGAAGCTTCTATGGGCATCGCAATGCACCGGGCAGGGGGAAGTGCGATTATTCATCGCTATAATACAATTGAAGAACAAGTCCATGAAATTAAAACCATTCAGTCTTTGCATAATGGCAGCCACCTGCCTCTTATGATTGGGGCCGCCGTAGGTGTATCTGGAGATTTTCTTGATAGAGCCACAGCGCTTTATGATGCGGGCGCTTCTTTTATTTGTATAGATATAGCACATGGCCATCATATTTTAATGAAAAAAGCACTAGCGAAATTAAAAGAAAGCTTTGGCGACAATATACATATAATGGCTGGAAATATAGCGACTTTACAAGGTATTAATGATTTGGCCGATTGGGGAGCCGACTCTGTGAGGTGTAATATAGGTGGCGGATCCATCTGCTCCACCAGGATCCAAACGGGTCACGGAGTACCAGGGCTACAGACAATTTTAGATTGTGCCCAGACTGACCGCGATGTAAAAATTATTGCTGATGGCGGTATTAAGAATTCTGGCGATGTTGTGAAGGCTCTAGCTGCTGGTGCTGACGCCGTATTGTGCGGATCGTTGCTATCTGGAACTGATGAAACTCCAGGTAACATTTTTGAAGAATCTGATGGTACCCGATGGAAGTCTTATCGAGGAATGGCGAGCAAAGAAGCACAAGTAGGCTGGCGTGGGCGCTATAATTCTCTTGAAGGTGTAGCTGCGCGTGTTCCATATCGAGGTGGTGTCCGATTTATTTTAAGAGACCTAGAACAAGGAATTAGATCTGGATTTAGTTATTCCGGCGCTAAGAATTTGGATATATTACACGCAATTGCGAAGTTTACCGTTCAAACTTCTTCTGGACTTAGCGAGAGTAACACACACATTATGAATAGGAAATGGTAAAAATGGCAACTGATATTGATTATGGAAATTTAACAAAGCGAATAGTTTTCACCGAGAACGATCACAGACATGCACAACTTGTATTAAAATTAAAGTATCTGAGAATTACACAATCTAGTTTTTTTCGGCATATTATTACTGGACTTATAAATGATGATCCTCGCGTACTTGAATACACAAACGAGATAGCCTTTAAATCAAAAATAAGAAAAGCAAAGTCTAAAAAGCTAGCAGAAGAAGGCAAACAAAAATTAAAAGATTTTGCCCTATCAGAAGGCGAAGTAGAAAATATTTTTGATGTATTAGAACAGGAGTTTCCAGAATTATGAAAAACGAAGATGGTTTATTGGCATGCTCTCGATTATGCATACAAAAAGAAATTCCTTGTATGCATAAAGAATGCCGCCTTTGGATAGAACACAAAGACGAACAAAATTGTACTTTGATATCTATTTATAGAAATGGTCGAATGACTTTAAGAGAAATTGCTGATCGTCTAGGAATATCATTTGCGAGAGTAAAACAGATAGAAACGCAAGCATTGGAAAAGCTGAAAAAACGCTGTGCTAATAATAGTTTACTTTTTTGAGGTATTTATCAATTATCTTTACTAATTACTGATGAGTTGATCTAAAGGAGATTTATATAATGGCTCGTAAAAAGAAACTTTTGACTGAATCCGAGGTTCGTCGCTTTATGACACTCGCTAGCATGGCCCCTGTTGGCGATGGTAGATTACATGAACTATATGGTGATTCAGTTTTAGAACAAGGCGAAGAGCCAGAAGAATTAGAGCCAGAAGTTGGACTAGAGCCTGAAGCCGAGTTAGAGCCAGAAGTTGGACTAGAGCCTGAAGCCGAGTTAGAGCCCGAAGAGGCCGGCTCTCCCGTAGATGAAGAAGTCGCTGCCGAATTAGCACAAGGTATTGCTGATGTCATGCGAGACGTTCTCGGAGTTGAAGTAAGCGTGGAAGGTGGAGAAGAAGAAGAACTAGGAGAACCC